AAAGCGTGCTTAATCGCGTCTGGATGGTTTTCAAATCCCGCTAACTCATGGCACCAGTCCGTTTTAACTTGCGCAATCGGGATGCCGCCCCATCGGTCTAGAAAGTCTCGCCCGTAAACAAGTGCCAGTTTGTCAAAAATGCGGTTAATCCACGGTAATGGAAGGGACATCATTCACTCCTTTGTTTGAAATGTTGGGAAAATCTCGCTCAATGCGCTCTCGCTGTGATCTTTGGTAGACGGTTTCGGATGGCCGCGTGGTTTGCTTTGCGTTCCTGCACCAATTGCGCCATGTTGCTTGCCAGTCCAACTTAACCCCCTTTTGTCCGGGTTGAGAATTCCAGTAATCCTTAAACTTTTCAAACTCCCCGGCTTCATCCTGAATATGGTTTGACATTGCAAACTCTAAATCAGGAAAGAAGTCTTTTGGCAGGCGGGTACCGCGTGCTGTTCTTTCTCTAAACCGCTTTAGGTCAATTGCGCGTGAAAAGCCAATGTATCAGGGCAAGCACTTCACAACAAACGTTGTTGAGAATGTCTGGAACGTTTACCCTATTTACGACTGGCAGACAGAGGACATTTGGACATATCACGGCAAGACCGGATTGAGCCACAACAAGCTTTATGACCGGATGCATCAAGCTGGGTTAACTATTCATCAAATGCGCATCTGTGAGCCTTTTGGAGACGAATCACGCAAGGGTTTGTGGCTTTACCAAGTCATTGAGCCTTCAATCTGGGCAAGGCTTGTATTGCGCGTGAATGGCGCTAACACCGGAAAGATGTATAGCAACATACGCGGAAACGTAATGGGCAACCACACAATCACATTGCCAAAGGGTCACAATTGGGAGTCGTTTGCCAAGTCGTTGCTTGATAGCACTCCACCGGCGACAGCGCAGCATTACAAAAACAAGATTGCCGTTTACATCAAGTGGTGGATGGCTCGGGGATATCCTGAAGCAATACCAGACGCTGCTGACTTAAAGTTGGAGAATGTTGGCAAGGCTCCAAGCTGGAGAAGGGTTTGCAAGACATTACTTCGCAATGATTACTGGTGCAAGTACCTGGGCTTTAGCCCAACGAAAACCAGTGCTTATCAAAAGTACACAGACCTGATGGCAAAGCGTCGCAAGGCTTGGCAGATTTTTGACGAGGAAATAGCATGATATGCCAACGCTGTTTTCGCAAGTTAACAGCACCACCTCAGATGGTAGGCCGCTACGCATACGGCCCCGTCTGTTTCTCGCGCATGTTCCCCAGTCCGAAGCGGGGCAAGCGTGAGAAGGTGGTTATCGTGACGGATGACAAGACGCTAGACATGTTCGCGCCGTGCTATTTCGACACACAAGGCGAAGCTGACAGGCTTGCATTAATTGCGAGACATGGGTAAAATGTTTGTACACGCTTGGTCGCGTATTTTTGGGCAAGGCTTCACATGCATTCTGGCGGTGCCCACCGTTCGACCAACCCCGCAAGGGGAGAGTGCAGGTGAAGCCTTTTTTATTGGAATAAAGATGGCTGGAGATTGGATAAAACTACAAAAAGACACGCCGGATAAGCCTGAAGTGTTAGCGATGGCCTCCAAACTTGGTTTGGATTCTGACGCTATTGTGGGAAAACTTGTCAGGGTTTGGTGCTGGTTCGACACTCACACGGTTGACGGTAACGCATTAAGCGTTACATATTCGTTTCTAGATAGACTTTCTGGCGTTACAGGATTCGCTGAACAAATGGAGTCAGTTGGATGGCTAACCCAGTCCGACCACGTTCTAAGCCTTCCAAACTTCGATTACCACACTGGAGACACTGCAAAACGCCGTGCTTTGACCAAAAACAGGGTGGAAAAGGTAAGAAGTAACGTTCCAAGCGTTACAAAAGCGTTACCAGAGAAGAGAAGAGAAGAGAAGATAAAGAATACAAGCAACACAGCCCCGCCTGAAGGCGTTGCTTTAAATGTTTGGCAAGACTTCATTAAAACCCGTAAGACAAAAATCACCGATACCGCATTGAACGGAATCAGGCGAGAAGCTGAAAAAGCGGGTATTACTTTGGAGACGGCTTTACAGACATGCTGCACACGGGGATGGCAGTCATTCCGTGCGGACTGGGCAGGTGTTGAAAGTAATCAAACATCGTTAAACGGCATTATTCCGGGAGCTATCTGATGCACGGACACGAAAACATAATCGCCATGCGAATTCGGCATATTGCGCCAAAGATCGTTTTTATTAACGACTACCCATGTAAAACAGACTGGAATGAACACGGCGACCATGCGACGGTTTGCACACACAATGACCCAATCTATGGGCTTGACCTGCGATTCTTGACGGGTTTGACTGTCAGCATATCGGCATCAAGTGAGAAACGCGCCAAGGCGTTATTTGAGCGGGTTAAGCTGGCAGGGGCTAAGACAGTGGCAGCGGCAGAGATTCAACCCGGCGTGAAGGACTGGGAACAGGCCGGATGGACGGCGGTGCATCATGGCTGAGTTCATAACCGACGAAATAGACTTCGCGGCATACCTGAAAGACACGGACGCTAAAACCAAAGTAAAGCCTGCATCAGAGTTTGTACAGGATGCCAAGGCGAGACTCAGATCACAGGCACGGGCAAAGCGAACCTATCTACCGTGGCCTAAAGTGAATGACAGCTTTGAATTCAGGCGCGGTGAGGTGACGGTGTGGGCCGGCCAGAACGGGCACGGCAAAACAGACATAACGACTCAGGTGGCTTTATCGCTTGTCGGGCAAGATGAAAAGGTGTGCATCGCCAGCTTTGAAATGAAGCCAGTCACCACAATCGGGCGCATGGTTCGCATGTTTGCAATGACGAATCCGTTTAGCCCTGAGTACCAGGGAGACGATGGTCTAAACATTCTCGACCAGCTTTATGATGATTTTGGTGGCTGGACTGATGGCCGGATGTGGCTCTACGACCAAACTGGAAGGGCTTATTCCGATGTTGTTTTGGGCATGGTGAAATATTGCGCCACAGAGTTAGGAATCACTCACGTTTTTATTGACAGCCTGATGAAATGCGTCAGGGATGAAGATGATTACAACGCCCAAAAGGAATTTGTGGACCAACTTTGCGCGATGGCGAAAGATTGCGACATTCATATCCATCTAGTTCACCACCTGAAAAAGCCCCCGAAAGAATCAGACATGCCTGATAAGCACGACACAAAGGGCAGCGGGTCAATTACAGACCAGATTGATAACCTGTTTATGGTGTGGCGAAACAAGCCCAAAGAGGATATGCTGAAGGCTAAAGGCTCAATGAGTACCAAACAGACAGAGCCTGATTCATACCTGCTTTGCCGTAAACAAAGGAACTATGAGGGCAGCGGGGACGGTGAACCCATGATTACACTTTGGCGACATAGAGACGCTGGCAGCTTTGTTGCAGAGGCTGGCGCATCGGCTCAATTCTTTGCGAACTATCCCCATGTTCAATCCAGTTGACCTAAAAACCCGACTAATCCAACACATCATCATGATGAAAACATACGACAAAGACTACGCACGCGAAGCACTCAAAAGCTATGACGCGCAATTGCCAGAGCTTGAGCTTATGGAAGCGGTAAGGCAGGCGCTTAAATGACCCGCTACGCCCTCCGCGTAGATGCCAATCAATCCCAAGTAATCAGCGCACTAGAGGCAGCAGGCGCAAAGGTGCTGGTTATCGGGCAGCCTGTCGATCTATTGGTAGGCTTACCCGATGGCAAAAAGTTCGCGTTCTTTGAAATAAAAGATGGCTCAAAGCCCCCCAGCGCACGGAAAAAGACGAAAGTGCAGGAAAAGTTCTTCGCGATGTTCCCTGGCTACCCGATTTGCTTGGTTGATTCGCCGGAATGTGCGCTCAGGCACCTGAGAATCTTGCAAACATAGGGTTTGTCCCAATAAAAATAATCAATAAACTCCTTGCATTGCTGTATTCTAGTGCTACACTTAAGCCATCAACAACGCAACGGAGTAAATGAAATGATTACCAAAAGCAAACAAGTATGGGCAGTGGGCGAGATGGTAAAAGTTGGATTTATGAATCTGCGTGTGATGGCGGCACAAAAAACGCCCGGCGATTATCTGCCGGATGCGTACATTTTGGCCAATCGGGACGCAACTAAGTTTTATCGGTTTGTTCCGCATAATGGGCTTCAAGGTGGATTCTTAAGCATGGCTGACGCTTTGGCCGCATGACAGATGACCAATTCAAATCCCTTGCCTACCTAATGATGCTTCGCAAGGGAAGCAAAACCAGCAACGCCCTAAACCTCTACTATGTAGAA